TTGGGAAAAATGTTAGAGAGCAATTAAGAAAAATTGGTAAAGATAATGGCTATACAATGTCAGTTTACCGAACACGAACTCTATTGCATGGAATGCCTCAGGTAAGAGAGCGTTCATTTTATTTCTTTTGGCATGACACCAAAGTTCCATTAATGGAATATTATAACAGGCCATTTACACCCATCGAGGATTTGATTACTGGAGTTAAATCAAACTTTCAAACTGAAGTTATTAATAATAAAAAGCCAACTGACAACCCTTATTACAAATATATCCTTGAAGAACTAGAAGGTGGTATTACTCATAAAGAGTTTGCAGCTATGGTAGATCCAGAAACTGTACGCAACTCGACTGTTTTAACTTATATTGAACGTCGTAAAGGTTATCTTGAAGTTGCTGATTGGATGGAAAAGCATGGATATGATCGTGAGGTAGAAAAATGTAAATATCGCCACGAAAAACTCAAAGCGGGTGGTTCAATTATGAGACGAACAACTATTGTTCCTCGTAATTATATTGGAGCATTTGTTGGTCATTATCCATCTTGTCTTGCGCATCCTATTGAAGATCGTTATATTAATTATCGCGAAGCTATGTCTATTATGGGATTGCCCGAGGACTTTGAGTTATTAGATCCAAAAAAGAATACAAACCATATTTGCCAAAATGTTCCAGTTCAAACTGCGACCGATATGGCTACTGAAGTTGTGGCTTATCTTAATGGTGAAAGAAAAATGGTTGACACGGATTATATTTTGCAGTATAATCATCAACAAAGGGCGGAATACGTCGAAAAGCAAAATACGTTGGAGGCGTTTATTTAATGCAGCAAAATAATGTATCTATTGAAGAATTAAGAAAACATTCTATATTTGTAGGCTCACCAATGTATGGTGGTCAATGTGCTGGATCATATTCTAAATCTTGTACTGATTTGGCTATGATTTGTACTGCTAACGGAATTAGTCTAAGATTCTATTATCTCTTTAATGAAAGTCTTGTTCAAAGAGCTCGTAACTATGTAGTTGATGAGTTTTTGAGATCTGACTGTACTCATCTAATGTTTATTGACTCTGATATTGGTTTTAATGCTCGTGATGTTCTATCTTTGCTCGCATTACAAATTACTGATCCAGAAAAATACAATATCGTTACTGGCCCTTATCCTAAGAAAACTATTGCTTGGGAAAAAATTCAAAAAGCTTCGAAGCTAGGATTAGCCGACCAAAATCCATTTGAATTGGAAAAGTACACCGGTGACTATGTATTTAATCCAGTACAAAAAGGGGGCAGCTTCCAACTGGGTGAGCCACTAGAAATTAGTGAAGGCGGCACAGGATTTATGCTTATTCCACGAGAAACATTTACTAAATATGCTGCAGCATATCCTGAATTGAGCTATCTACCAGATCATGCTCGTACAGAGCAGTTTGATGGCTCAAGAGAAATTACAGCTTATTTTGATTGTATGATCGATCCAAATACTAAACGTTATCTGTCAGAGGATTACTTCTTTTGTCGTAAAGCTGCAGCTATTGGTTTACGTACTTGGATGTGTCCTTGGATGCAATTACATCATATTGGTACATATATCTTTAAAGGCAACATGGGATCTATCGGTCAGCTAGGTGTTTCAGCAACCGCCGATTCCACAAGTAATGCTAAACATTATAAAAAGCAAGCAGCACAAGCAGCACCTCAACAACCAGTAAAACAAGCCAATAGGGCTGAAAGGCGCCGCGCTGAAAAACTAGCAAAGAAAAATGGTTGACAGTATACCTAAATCGTGATAGAATTAAAATGTAATGAAACAAGGAGTTCCTATATTATGCAATTTTCTGAACAAGCTCTTACAGTTCTAAAGAGCTTCTCTACTATTAACAAATCCATTTTAATGAAACCGGGTAACGTTCTCAAAACAATTACTCCTGAGAAAACGCTCGTTGCTCAAGCTACAATCCCAGACCAAATTCCTTCGGGTGCATGTATCTATGATTTGTCAAGATTTTTATCAATTTTGTCACTTCATAACCAACCAGACGTCGAGTTTCACGATAAATACTTCGTGATCAGTGAAGGCAAGCGACGCACAAAGTATGCCTTTGCAGATGTTTCCATGATACACACCGCGCCTGATAAGGAAATTACAATTCCTGCAGCAGACGTTGTTGTCAACGTCACATGGGAAGATTTGCAGTCGGTGCTTAAAGCCGCCGGCGTTCTTCAGTTTACTGAAGTTGCATTTGTTGGTCAAGAAGGAAAAGTCTATCTCAAGGCTGTTGATACTAGTTCAGCCAATGCTGATGACTATGGGATTGAGATTGGCGAAACTGCTGACGAGTTTACGATTGTTATTAAAACAGACAATCTTAAACTTCTTCCGCAGAATTATCAGGTTACTCTTTGCGCAAAGGGTATCTCTGAATTTAAAGGAGAAAGTGCAACATATTTTGTTGCAATTGATACAAAGTCGACTTATCAGAAAGGATAAAAAAGATGAATGAACAAGTAGAAGACGCACAGGTTGTTGGCGAACAGCAACAACAAGAACCGGTACAGTTGTCTATGCAAGATATTGCTACATTCGTGCAAATCATTGATTTAGCGTCTCGCCGTGGTGCTTTTGAAGGCCGCGAAATGGCAGGAGTAGGTGTTCTCCGTAACAAAACGGAAATGTTCCTACGTCAACAAGCTCAAATGCAAGGTCAGCAACCACCACAAGGTCGTATGCCTGAGGCGCCAGCTGATGTTCCAAATGGACCTATGGCCGATAAGGTAGTACAATAATGGTGGGGGCTAATAGCCCCTTCCTTTTCTTTTATATTATGATTATGGTGAATGAATGCTTAATGCAAAACAAAATGAAGTGCTCTGGGTTGAGCGCTATCGCCCGCAGGTAATTGCGGATACTATTCTTCCCGAAAAAACTAAATCAATGTTTAAAAAGTTTGTTGCGGACAATAATGTTCCCAACCTATTATTGACTGGTGGTCCAGGTGTTGGTAAAACTACCATCGCAAAAGCTATGCTTGAAGAACTAGACTGCGATTATAAAATCATGAATGGCTCGTTGAATGTTAATATCGATGCTATTCGTTATGACATTTCTACATACGCATCGGCAGTATCTCTGCAAGGTGGTCGTAAATATGTAATCTTTGACGAAGCTGATTATCTTAATGCAGCTAATGTTCAACCAGCTCTCCGCAATTTTATTGAAGAATACTCTTCTAATTGTGGATTTATTTTTACTTGTAACTTTAAAAATCGTATTATTGCACCTCTTCGTTCCCGTCTATCTGAAGTTGATTTTACAATTGAAACATCAGATCGACCTAAACTTGCAATGCAGTTTATGAAACGAGTGCAAGGAATTCTTGAACAAGAGCAAGTTGAATATGACCAAGCTGTCGTTGCTAAAGTTATCCAAAAACACTTCCCAGATTTCCGTCGTGTATTGACAGAATTACAATCTTATTCAGCATCCGGTAAAATTGATGAAGGTATCTTTGTTAACCTCAAACAAGAGTCGATGGATGAACTCTTTCGTTTGCTTAAGGAAAAGAATTTTACTGACATGCGCAAATGGGTTGCAAAGAACTCAGATCAAGACATGAATGAAATGTTCCGTCGTATCTATGATATGGCTACAGATAAAGTTGAGATGAGATCTATGCCGGGTTTTGTCGTGACTCTTGCTGACTATATGTATAAAGCAAACTTTGTTGCAGATCTTGAGATAAATATGGTTGCGTTCCTCACGGAAGTCATGATCGAAACGAGCTTTAAATGACAGACATTGCACCAATAGCGCCAATACAAGTTGTAAGTAGTTATGTGGAAAACTATAACAACGGTAAATATGATATTACTTCATCTGTAAAACACATAAATGATAATGGCGCGACAAGAATACAAAGCGTAGATATTATTCGTTACGATGGCCACGGTAATCTTATAAGACAAACCCCTCCGCCTAAAGTGGATATTAGCACATGAGCGAGTGGATGAAAAAACTGATAGGTATGCATACCTGTTGGAATTGTGAAAGTTATATTGATAAAAAAAGTATTTACAAAGTAACGGTTGATACGCTTGAAGGTCCATTGAATTTAACTATGTGCCAAAAGTGTGCTGAAAGCTTTGACGAAATGTTAAAAGAGTTGGAGGAAGCCATTGAAGAAAGAAATAAGTCCTTTTGATTTTATGAATGCAGTCTCCTTGACAAAGGAAGATCTCATTGGCAACAGTGACAATCCGGATATGACTGAAAAAGAATATAATGCTTATATTATAAATCGAGGATTTGCCAACTTTCAAGATACAATTCTTCATGCCAATGAAATGAATCAACGAGCTAATTTATTTGACCGAGCTCAATTTGATTATTATCGTGGTTCACTGCGCAAGCGTAAACGCTTTTCTAAATGGCCTAAGGCAGACAAGAATAATGACTTGGACGCTATTCAACAAGTATACAAATGTAATCGCACAATAGCTAAATTATATCTAAAAGCATTGTCACCTGACGATTTAAAAACCGTACATGAACGATTGTATACCGGGGGAATGGGTAAATAATAAATAAACCAGATGGTCATGGTGACGCATCAGCATATAACTATAATAAAAAAGGTGCTGTGTAATAATGCAAGATGAGAATATTTTTAAAGGTGTCGGTGTAGAGATTTCATTACCATCGGCCGATAGCTTTTTAAAGGTTAAAGAAACTTTAACGCGTATTGGTATTTCGTCGCGTAAAGAAAGAAAGCTTTATCAGTCGTGTCATATTCTACACAAACAAGGACGCTATGCAATTCTACATTTTAAAGAGTTGTTTATCCTTGACGGAAAGAATGATACATTTAGTGACGAAGATAAAGCACGTAGAAATACAATTGTTAACTTATTAGAAGAATGGGATTTATTGAAAGTGGTAGAGAACGAAAAATCGCAAGATCCAGTTGCACCACTTAATCAAATTAAAATATTATCTCATAAAGAAAAAGACAACTGGATATTGGAAGCAAAATATAATATTGGGAAAAAATAATGATTAATGTGAAAGCCTCCATTAAAAATGGAGAACGTTTGAAATCTTATAATGCTTGGAATAAAGAAATGCCAGTCGTGGTAAAAGGTGTGGGAGGTAACGTTGATTCATTTCAGCTGCCTCCTATGGTTCGCGTAGCTATCCCGGTAGATCAAACTATTAATGGACCTGCATACATTTATATAGATCAAGAAGCGGCCGTTAAAAAAGGTTTAGCTTTGGTAACTGGCGTACAAATTGTTAATGAAGCTTCTTCCACTGACGAGCTTTATATTAAAAACATATCAGATAGCTTAGTTACTATTTCTAACGGTGACGTTTTAGCACAGGTATAAATTGGAGGTTTCATTACATTAACGTAAGGAAACAACCATGTTCAAGAAATTAGTACTACTAACTACACTACTGTTCCCTGCTACAGTTATAGCACAGGAAGATACGTCAAAGCAATTTTACACAATGAATGGTTGTGACCGCTGGGATAAAGTTGCGACTAAAATGGCTAAATACGAGGAAACTGTTTTAGCAACAGGGTCTATAGTTCAATTTCATGCATCAGGTCAGCCATTTGCTGGTCACATGCTTTTTCAGGTAAATCAAGATACTGGAACTTGGACACTTGTAAGTCTTTGGAATGACGGAACTGCCTGCGTTGTCGCTGTTGGAAAAGAATTCACACCTTTCAGTTTAAGTGAAAAAAATAAAGAAACATATTGACATTTGAAAAAAATGTATTATATATAGTAATAGGACGCCACAATGGGTCCTGTAAAACAATCTTGCTTAATTAAAAGGAGATAGCAAAATGAATACACGTACATTTACTACAGAAATGTTTAATGACCCTTTCTTCATCGGTTTCGATCGTATGGTAGACAGAATGAGAGCACAAACTCCAGGTCAAACAAATTACCCTCCCTATAATATTGTCAAAACGGATGAAAACCAGTATGAGCTGCAATTAGCAATTGCTGGGTTTACTCAGGACGATCTTGAGATCGAACTGAAGGAAGGCATCTTGTCTATTGAAGGTAGAAAAGAAGGCGAAGACGAAAAGAATTATATCCATAAAGGAATTTCAGCTCGCGCCTTCCGTCGTACATTTACATTAAATGACACAATTGTCGTAAATGGTGCAGATCTAACTGATGGTATTCTAACCGTTGAGTTAGAAAATATTATTCCAGAAGAAAAGAAACCACGTAAGATCTCAATTGGTCGTCGTGAACCTGAACTTCTAGTCGAATAAATAAAAACCTGGAGGGTGAAAGGCCCTCCATTCACACATAACACAGGAGAAATAAAATGTTTTCAACAGATTATCTAACAAACGTATGGATCGATGCGGTCCAAAATGCAAAAACAACTTGGGTTAATACTTGGGTTAAAGATGAAGCAATGAGTGCACCTTTGCACGCTTTCATCAAAGCACAAACAGAATTCACAAAAGAAGCTATGAAACAAACCAGCGCGTTTTCAAACGCAGCAGGTACTGCAATGGCGACTACAATTAAATCATGAGCGACGCAATGAGTAAAAACCCTTTTGAGATCCGATCTGAAATGTTACAACTTGCTAAAGATTATATGGATCAGCAATATTATATGAACAAAGAGTTTGCTGAAAAAATGTTTGAAGCAGGCAAAATGCAAATGGAAGAAATGCAAAAAGCCACAGAGATGTATAGTATGGAAGAATTGATGGAAAAAGCCAAGGAGATGTATAGCTTCGTATCAAAGAAAGACTAAAATGTTTTTTAAATGGCACGAAAAGAAATATGAACAAGTCCGAAAGTGGCTAGGATGGAGTCATTACCAAATGGCATGGCTCGGAGGACTAAAAGGTTTAATCTACGGATTAATTATAGGATATTTCATATTTTAGGAAGGAGCCTTCGGGCTCCTTTTTTAATGCAAGAATCCAAAGCCAGCATCTGACATATAGTCCCAGGTACCGCCGCCGCCACCACCAAATATGTTGTTGACTGCAATATTAGGAGCTGGGGCAGCTTGATTTATAACAGTTGGGCCACCTTGGTTATATACAATTTGGCCGTCCGCAGTTCTTCTTAGGTTTGGCTGCATAGCTAATAATCTATTAACTAAGTCAGTATTTTTCATTTCTATATTATTGAGTTGAACTGGATCTCCCATTTCATCATAAGTAACAAGACCACCTGTTAAAGGATTAAACCCTGTATTTCTCATAATACTATAAAGGCGCGCAGCTCTTTCACGAGCAGGAAGGTTTTCCAATTGAGATCTTAATTGTTGCAAACGACCCAAAGCGTCTTCGTCCGCTTTCTCTGCTCTTATTTTTTCAAAATCTTCTACAGTAGGTCCTCCGGTAGGAGAACCAATTGAATTTTTATATGAATCTTGCCAAGCTTTTAACAAATCTTGTCTTGCTTCA